CTACCGCTGCTTTAGCTTTAACTGATAGGTTGGCAATTAGAATATATGTAAGCGTTGATGGTAGAGTTGTTACTTTACATACCGAGAATAGCCATTTATGTCAAGTGGTAACTACTTTCTCTAAGGGGATGGTTTCTTTGAATAACCTAACCGACCAATCACAATTCATAACCACAGGAACAAGTGGAACAGACTTTAACATAGTTTCAAGTGGCGATACGCATACTTTTAACATACCAAGTGCAAGTGCTACAAATAGGGGTTTAATAACAACAGGAACGCAAACAATTGTAGGTTTAAAAACATTTAATGATGCTATTACTGGAAATTCTGGCATTGCTTTTTTAAATGGTGTTATGCCACCTATTACAAGTAGTTTTTATTCGGGTATTGGTGGAAATAGTCAAGGTATATCAATAGTAACAAGACCTGTATCTACTAATTATACAAATAATTTATATTTCCCAAGTGCTTCTAATTCGTACACATTCCCTAACGCAACAGGAACATTAGCTTTAACAAGTGATATTTCTTACCCTGTTTCAAGTGTGTTTGGTAGGACTGGTGCGGTTGTTGCTCAAAGTGGCGATTATACAACCACCCAAGTAACAGAAGGCACAAACCTTTACTTTACCGATGCAAGAGCAAGAGGTGCTATTAGCTTAACCACAACAGGTACAAGCGGAAATGCTACTTATAACTCAACAACAGGGGTATTTAATATTCCTAATTACACACCTGATTTAAGTGGCTATGTTACTATTGCTACAACACAAACAATAACAGGTACTAAGACATTTAGTGAAGCGACAAGGCAAGAATCAGGGTTGTTATTAAAGAATGGTGTATTAGCAGGTGCAACAGGTTATGCAAGTTTAGGAGGTGCTTCTAATGGTTTAGTTGTTCAGTTAAGCGGAAGTGCAAATCAGCAAACATTAATATTCCAATCAGGAGCAGCTTATTCTTACACATTACCTGCAACAAGCGGTATTTTAGCCTTAACAAGTCAATTAACAAGCGGTACAGTTACAAGTGTTGGATTATCTTCAGCTACAAGTGGGGTAACTATTGGTTCAAGTCCTATCACTACAAGTGGTACGATTACTTTAGCTATTGCAACTGCAAGTGGTTCACAAAATGGATTACTTTCAAGTTCAGATTGGACTACATTTAATAACAAGCAGAATGCTTTAACTAACCCTGTAACAGGCACAGGTACAACAAACTACCTACCTAAGTTTACAGGTGCAAGTACAATAGGGAATAGTTTAGTTTATGATAATGCAAGTTTTGTTGGAATTAATACAACTACTAATGGCGGTATTTTAAGCATAAATGGAGCTGACCCATTAATAGGTTTTCAAAATGCAGGTTCTACAAAGTGGCAAGTAGGTTTAGAAAATACTGCATCGGATAGATTTGTTTGGTATAATAATGCAGGTGCAGCATATAGAATGATACTTACCGCTTCAGGCAATTTAGGTTTAGGAGTAACACCGAGTGCGTGGAATTTAGGGACTGCTATGCAATTTTCCGCAGGTAGCCTTTGGTCTTTATCTACGACTGATTTTAATGTAATGTCAAATACATTTTATTCAAGTGGTTATAAATATGTAAATAGTACAGGAGCATTAAGATATTTTCAAGATGCTTCTACGAGTTCACATAGTTGGCATATAGCTCCTTCAGGTACGGCAGGTAACGCTATCAGCTTTACACAAGCTATGACGTTAGCTTCAACAGGTAACCTTTTAGTAGGCACAACTACTGACGCAGGATACAAACTTGATGTTAATGGAACAGGAAGGTTTAGTGGTGCATTAAGCGGAACGAGTGCAACGTTTAGTGGTCAAGTAAACATATTTAATAGTGCCGCATTAAGATTGGCAAGATTTGGAACAGAATCAAGTTATTATGGAGATGTCGCATATACATCTGGTGGATTATTATTGACAAGTATTGAAGGGTATATTAAAATAGGCAAAGGGACTGCTGCTTCCCCTACAACATATTTATCAATAGTAGATGGCGGTGCTGCTACATTCTCAAGTAGTGTAACTGCAACAACTGCTAATTTTGCTCAAACTTCTGCAAACTCAAGAATACTTGTTACGGCATCTGGTGTTGCAAATACTGTTGTAGGTTTTAATAATTCAGGAAGCACAGTAAATGGAGTAATTAACAATGCAGGATATATAGGTATTTTACAAGATTATCCATTTATAATTACTATAGCAGATATTGAAAGATTTAGAATAGCCTCTACTGGTGCTGCTACATTCTCAAGTAGTGTAACAGCAACAAATGCAATATTTGAAAGAGCAAACGATAGCGGTTCAATACTTAGAATAGGTAACGCTGGTAGCACTTATTTTGATTTCTCAAGAAGTGCTGCAACTGGAGCATTATTAATTCAAGGTAATCAAACTGGTAATAATAATATCATATTTGCTCCTACATCTGGTAACGTTGGAATCGGAACGAGTAGTCCTACGCATAATTTAGAAATAGCAAATGCAAGTGGTAGTGTTTATCAAAAAATGAATGCTGACTTTGGTATTGGTTATTTTGGGATGGAAACGGCAGATGATTCAATGCGATTTGTAACAGCACAAGCTACACCTATCCAATTCTATACTAACAATACCGAACGTGCTAGAATCACATCGGGGGGTAATGTTTTAATTGGTACTACAACAGACACAGGTCAAAAGCTACAAGTAAATGGTACTGCTTCATTTAGTAGTTCAGTAACAGTAAACGGATTATTAACTAACTACAATACATTTAATACTCAAACTGCAAGTTATACATTAGTATTAGCTGATGCAAGTAAGATTGTTGAAACAAACGTAGCAAGTGCAAACACAGTTACAGTGCCAACTAATGCGAGTGTTGCTTTCCCAATAGGAACTGAGATTACAGTTATGCAATATGGTGCAGGTGTAACAACTATTGCTTCAGCAGGTGGTGTAACAATCAATAGTAAATCAAACGCAAGAATCATAGCCAATAGATACACAGGTGCAACTTTGGTAAAAAGAGGTACTGATGAGTGGTATTTAATTGGTAATATTGTACCATAATGAAATTAGTAAGTCAAGGAATAGTGATGTCCCAAATGGGAAGAACCACAACAGGGGTTGATATTAACAACAATACGACAACCGCAAGTATTACAAACGTAACTATCAATGGTGTAGCCGTAACTGATGTAACTTTCCCTGTAACTGCTGGTAATAATGCTAATGGATATACTGACCAATTAGGCACATATACCATTGTTGTAAGTTATAGTAGTGCAAGTGGTGATTATGTAAGAGTAACCGACACGCAATTAACTGTAAGTTGTGCTAACGTAGTTGGTTCAAGCAGAACATTTGCAGGTCAAGTAACTAACGGATATTACGAAAGTATCATAATAGAAATGGGCGATGGTAGTTGCCCTTAATAAATAAAATAAATAAAAATGAAACAAATTGAACCTGTGGTATTCCCACTAAACTTAGGAACGGCAACAATCCTTAACGCTTATTGTATAAATGACAATCTAAGCAATTCAGCTACTTTTTACTACGCACTTTTAACTGACACTCAAAGTCAATTACAACAAGGTAACTTAACAATGAGTGGCGAAGATTACAATGGTTGGGCTACAAATGACTATGCTTACAATTGGGTAGCTACTCAAATTGATGTTACAATCATAGGGGATTATGTACCTCCTGTACATCCTCAACCAGAGCCTACTCCAGAACCAATTGTTGAAGAAGCTATTGAAGAAAATATTGAAGAATCAATTTAATTGAATATTTAACTATATTTGTATATAAAATAAAAACTATGATAACAATTAATCAAGAACAAATCAAGGAATTAGAAGCGTTTATCAACACTATCCCAACTGCTTATGGTTTACCATTATTGCAGTTTTTGGGTAAGTTAAATGCAGAACAAAATCCACCACAAGAATCAACTGAAGCGTAATGGTACATAATAGCAATCAATCGGACTTATTAACTATTGTTAGCGGAACATCCGCATTTATTAGTGTTGCAAATGTGCAGCCCATAGTTTCACTTATAGCGAGTTTGATTGCTATTGTTTCTGGTCTTTTAGCTGCAAGATATTACATTAAGGCTACCAAAAGATTCAAGTAATGAAAGAGATAGTAATCGTTCTATTAGTGGCGGTTCTAATCTTTTTTATCGGAAGTGATGCACGATACACCAAAAGTGAACCTGTAATCATAACGGATACAGTTTACCAACAGAAAACTTTTACTAAGTTTATAAAGGGAAATTCAATCCCTTTTGTAGTTTTAGACACAATTTACATAGTTGAAACGGACACAATTACAATCGTAAAGGATTACAACCAAGTCAAGGTTTATTCCGATACTATGCGCATTGATTCTTTAGGATACGCATATATCCAAGACACAATCAGTCAAAACAAGATACAAGGAAGGGGTTTTAGTGCAAATTTTAACCTTCCGACCATAACAATTACCAAGTTAATAGAGCCAAAGTCAAAAAACCAGCTTTATTTGGGATTTATAGGCGATTTAAAGCACTCAAACGGACAAATTGGGATAGGAGGTTCAATTGCCCTTAAAACGGCTAAAAACACCTTATATACGGCAACGGCAACAATGAACGGATATTCATTTGGTTACTATAAAAAATTCTAATGAAGAACTTTATAAATAATATGTTAGCTGGGGAAAACGGAGCAATAAGCCATAAGAGGGTAATTGCTTCTATTGGTGCTTTATGTTTATTTGGATGCTTTGTATTTAAGGCGAATATTAACGAGCATTTAGCTGACCTTGTATTTTGGTTGGTTTGTGCCTGTATGGGATTTGCTTCAATAGATAAATATACCAACAAATGAAAAAGAACGAAAAGTTAGCTTTTGCTATTGGGTTTGTTTTATGGGTTATAGGTATGGTTTACTTTTTAAATCAAGTGTTATGATTTCCAAGAAAGCAATTGAGATGATTATTAAGCACGAGGTTGGAGGCAGAGCCGTGTACGAAAAAAGGTATCAAAAACCAATTTGGGCTGGTGGCGATAGCGGATGTACAATTGGCTTAGGCTACGATTTGGGTTATGTAACCGAAAAGCAGTTTTTTAGCGATTGGGATGGCTTAAATTTAAACTTTCTTAATGCGTTAAGAAAAGTAGTAGGAATAAAAGGCGAGTCGGTTAAATCAATGATGCGAGGCGAAATTCTACAAGTTAGAATTCCATACAATTTTGCATACGATGTATTCGTTAATAAGTCGCTACCTAAGTATTATAAATTAACAAAGGATATTTATCCAGAATTAGATTCTTTAAACGAGGACACAAGAGGTGCGTTGGTTTCAATGATTTATAACAGGGGAAATAAGTTAGAAGGCGATAGGCGAAAGGAAATGAGGGCAATAGTTGACCTTGTGGCTAAAGCTGACTACGAGGGCATAGCCGACCAAATAGAAAGAAGCAAACGGCTCTGGGAGAATGTCGGACTTGACGGCTTGGTCAAACGTAGAGAAGAAGAAGCAGACCTGATACTAAACTCAATCGCATAAAACAAAATCTATGGCAACAACAAAAAGAGGCGGAAGCAAAACCACAATGAGTGGTCAAATAGTCTTGGACTATTTAGCTAAATATCCACAATGGATGCCGTCTAATACTTTGGCTTCTTTGATTATGAAGGAGCAAAGCGCACACTTTGACAATCAAGAAAACGTACGTTATTTGATACGTTATTACAGGGGTAAGACAGGAGAAACTAAAAGCGCAAAAGGAACTAACAAGCAATTTATAGAAGATTTTAAACGTACAAGTTCACAATTTGTCCAGCCACCAACTTGGGTAGAGGAAAAGGTTGTCTACTGTTTGCCAATAGGAATTAAGAAGATGGGTTTTATAAGTGATTTGCAAGTTCCTTTTCACGACCCTAAAGCGATTGAGGTATGTTTTAAATACTTAAATGACCAAAAGATTGATTCATTATTTATCAATGGCGATTTGGTTGACTTTTATCAATTAAGCGATTTCCAGAAAGACCCAAGAGTAAGAAAGTTTGACGAAGAACACGAGGCAATAATTGAAATGCTTGGATTTATAAGGGCATCATTTCCGCTAATACCTATTTATTACAACTTAGACGCAAATCACGAATTTAGGTATGAAAGGTATATGCGAACTAAAGCACCTGAATTATTAGGGTTAAACGGCAAGTTTGATATTGAGGAAATCTTAATGCTGAATACTTTTAACATTATTCCGATTAAAAACATAGACCACGTTAAGTTCGGCAAGTTACCTATCATTCACGGAGATACAACCTTTAGAAGGGGAAGCGGTGTAAACCCAGCCAAGACCTTATACGATAGAGTTAAGCAGTCGGCAATAGCTTCGCACGTTCATCAAGTACAATCTTATACAACCAAAAATCAGTTCGATGAGGAAGTATTTACTTGCTGGACCACAGGACATTTGATGCATCCTAACGTTGAGTATTGTAAGCACGTTGATAATTACTCACAAGGCTTTGCGATATTAGAAAAAGATGTAGAAGGTTACTACTCGGTTCAAAATAAAAGAATCTATAAAAATAAAATCTTCTAATATGCGATATCCTAAAAACTTTGCAAAATTGACACCACTACAACAAGAGCAATGGTTAGTTACTAAACTAATTGAACTCCACCAATTAGAACAAGACATTAAGTTAACCTTAGGCAAAATAAGAGGTGGCGAGAAACTTATATTTAAAGAGGTTGATAGACCAGACTTAGCTTTATTGAAAGATGAAGATTAAAATAGAATATAGAAAGTTAGGTAGGGAACAAGCACACGGCATTGCCGAAAGCGATGGTGTGGTTTATTTAGATTCTCGTTTAAAGGGCAAGAAGCACCTTGAAATTCTATTGCACGAGTGCTTACATATACTTAATCCATTGGATGACGAAGAAGCAATTATTGAGAAAAGTGTAACTTTATGTAAGATTCTCTGGAAGGAAGGTTACAGGAGGGTTGATAATTCTAATGATACACCATTGCAAGATGGTTCTAAATAGTTGTTCGTTCATAGTTCCCCATCCCTAAAAAGGTGGGGTTTTTTATATATATTTGCAATTCATATTGGTGAACTTAGGTTTAAGCCCCTTTTAGTCTTATTAGGGGCTTTTTTATGCCTTTTTACCACTTATCCTTATTATTTGCCGTTTATCACATTTTTAGAAAATATTTGCCTTGTTTGATAAAGTTATAAGGTTTTACCCTATCTTTGAATCCTAAACCAAAACAAACAATATGAACAAGCTAAAAACACCACAAGAAAAGGCAAACGAACGTTACCAAGCCGAATCAATCAAACCTATGTATGCATTTATCATTGTATGCATTGCATTTTTAATCACCGCAATACTTCAAAACATTTAGTATGACACCAATTAACATTTACATCAAAACTTTAGAAACCCAATTAGTTAATATGCCAGAAGGCTATGTAAGAGAAACAGTTCAAGCCTGTTTAAACTTAGCAAGAGGTATTAAATCAATTTATGAAAACCCTGATAACGACATTAGTAACCAATCAAATCAAGACTAACCTACAAACCGAAGCCGACTCAAAAGGAATAAGCCTAAGTAAGTTGGTTTACAAAATCCTAAAACAATATGAGCAAACTAATCTACCAAGAGAAACAACTAAAGTTGCACAAAAGAGCAACAATACTACTCCAGCTGCTAAAGGAAGCACAAGGAAGGCAAAATCTATTTGAGGCTGACCTTACAGAATGGAGGCGAGGCTTAGATGACACAAGAACAATGATTAGCGAAGAAGATTTACTAATTAAGATTGCACGAATGAACGATGTGCAACGTAGAATCCTTAAAAGCTACCATTTTCTAATCCTTGACTTATATACATTAACAGAGGAGTTTATGCTCCCAATTAACCTTTTACATTTCTAATGAGAGAAGTACATAAAACCTATATGGCAGAACTTGAAATAGAGGTTTTGCGAGATAAGAACAAAGAACTTAAAAAAGAAATAAACAGGCTTAAAGACCTATTAGACCAACATTTAAACATAAAAACTACAAGAATGAGCAAAGAAGAACAAAAAGAGTACGCAATAGAAATAGCTGAAAAAGTGTGCAATTACTACCAGATTAAGTACGGACAAATGATGTCCAAATATAGAGGCGAGGAAGTTACATTGGCAAGGCAAATGACAATGTATTTGACTAAGGAAAAGACCAATTTAAACGGCGAGGAAATAGCCAAAATCTTCAATAGGGATAGGACAACAGTTTTACATTCTATTTCAAAGATTAAGGGACAATTGTCAAATAAGTTCGATGATACCATAAAAAAGGATGTTTTCAACTTAAATGTGCTTATTTAATTTGGTTATTAACACTAAAGTAGCTAATTTTAAACTCTAAAACCAACCAATATGAACGAACAACAACTGGCTAAAAAGCCACAACTTTCGTACACGAAAGACCAAGTAGAGTTAGTAAAATCGCAGATTGCTCCAGAGGCAACAGTTGATGAACTAAAGCTATTTCTTTACCAAGCGCAACGCACAGGATTAGATGCGTTATCAAGGCAGATTTATTGCATCCACAGGAACGTTAAAACGCAAAACGGATGGGCAAAAAAAATGACCATTCAAACAAGTATTGACGGCTTCCGAGTAATCGCTGAACGTAGCGGTAACTATGGTGGACAAAGCGAACCAATCTTTGTAGAACAAGATGGCAAGTTAGTTTCTTGCAAGGTATCAGTATTTAGATTTCACGGCGATACAAGGTATGAAGCAGCCGTTGGAGTAGCTTATTGGGATGAATATTGCCAAAGAACAAACGATGGCAAACCAATGGGTTTATGGGCGAAAATGCCACATACAATGCTTTCTAAAGTAGCAGAGGCATTAGCTTTGAGAAAGGCTTACCCACAAGATTTAAGCGGACTTTATACTGGCGATGAAATGGCGCAAAGCGATGACAAACCAGCCTATATTAAAACGCACGATAATCTTGATGACTTGGAGTTGGCTATTGATTTATGCATAAGCACAAACGAATTAGCTGAACTTTACACATTAAATCAAGAATTAGCCGACAAAGAAGTAACTAAATTATTTACCAAGAAAAAACAAACTTTATGACACCATTAAAAAGACTATGGGATTTAAGAGAGGAAGTTAAGTTTTGGAATTACAAAGTAGAAACAAGCTATCCTCAAAATGCAGCAGAAATGATTTATAAATTAAATGCTGCAAAGTATAAACTTAAATTACATAAACAATTACACTTCCCAGAGTTATTAGAACAACCTAAAAGGGATTATGTTCCTTATCAAATGTTGGCTGATAAATTTGAAGTATTTGAAAACTATTTAAACGATTAACTATGCCTTATTCAACTTGCTGCGGCGCATACACCGATATGGATGAAATTGGAATTTGTCCTGATTGTTTAGAACATTGCGATTTTGAAGATGAAGAAGACGAAGAAGAATTAGAACAAGATAGACAAAATGAAATAGCTTTAGAACAAGAACAAATTAATAAACACGAAAACTAAAAACAATGATTGTATTAAACATTTGCAAAGAGGAAATTAACTGGAAGGAAGCTAAGAACGGCAAAAACTATGCTAACATAGCTACTGATTTCCTAAAACAACCAGATGAAAAGGGTAACACCCACACAGTATGGAACAACCAAACAATGGAAGAACGAGCAGAAAAAGCAAAGAAAAACTATTGTGGCAGAGGTAAGCAAGTATCTTACAATGCACCAACTGCTAAAAAAGAATTTGCCAATAATCAACAGGAATCAGAAGATGATTTACCATTTTAGTAAACAACCCCTCGTTGGGCGATAACGTTAAGCGCAAATTTAAAAACCTACAACTATGAGCCAAAACCAACAAATCGCAAACTACCTAAATAAAGGTAGAAAATTAACCCCTATTGAAGCCTTAAACAAGTTTGGATGCTTTAGATTAGCAGCAAGAATAGCTGACCTAAGAAACGATGGTATGAACATTAAAACTACCATTGTTAAGCTAAAGAATAAAAAACAAGTCGCACAATATTCGGTTAATTGATTATATTTGCAATAGAATGTACGAGATTCTAATACAAAACTTTTTGCCCAAGGAGGCGTTGGTACTCGTACTACCAGCAAATCTGCGGGCTATTTTATTTTTATGAAAAGTAATAGTTACTATTTTAGCCACGATTACAACTCGGCTAATGATACCAAGATTCTATTTTTACGGCATCAACTTGGTATGGAGGGTTACGGAATTTATTGGTTTTTAATTGAGCAATTGGCTAATGCTGGAGGTAAATTGCCATTAGATTTAATACCTGTACTTGCTATGCAGATGCAAACTACCGATGTAAAGGTCAATGGGGTAGTACATAATTTTAATTTATTTTCTATTGAATCTGGCGAGTTTTATTCGGAAAGGCTGCAAAATCATTTAGCTTTAAGGCAAAATCTAAGCGAAAAGGGTAAATTAGGTGCTGCTAATAGATGGAAAAATGGGGGGGCTATTGGGGATGCCATTGGGGAGGGTAATGCAAAGGAAAGAAAAGGAAAGGAAAGGAAAGTAAAAGAAACTAAAGTAAAGGTTAGTAGGCAAACGCTATTTAGTGAAACCCAATTTTTAGATATAGAAATATTTAAAGCAGCTTTTGTTGGAACTCAATATGAAGAAGCTAATTTTGCATACTACCACGAAGTAATAAAAAATTGGTCAGATTCTAAAGGGGAAAAGAAACTTGATTGGATAGCCACCGCAAAAAATTGGATGGCAAGAGATTTAAAGGAAGGCAAATTTGTTCACATAAACTACAAACCAAATGCAACAGGAATTAGCAACAATCACAAACAAAATTTTAGTGAAAGAGAATGGGATGCCCTTAGAAATTTACACTAAATTAGATAACGATGAATTAATGGTTGCAGTTGCATTAGAAACGATGAGTATCGGAAGATGTTCACCAATTGAAGTTAAAGAGCATTTAAAAACTTGTATTATATTAAGTGGATGTCAAACACCATCAATTGATTCGTTTCAGTTTTTATGCGAATTTGTTATTAAAAATTATGGCAATTATAAACTAAAGGAGCTTGGGGTAGCTTTTGAACTTTACGCTATGGGGAAATTATCAGTTGACAAAGCAATTTTGTTTACCCCTAAATTCTTTGGGGATGTAATGGCAGCTTACAAGCCAATAGCTTTACAAGTAAGGCAAAAAACTTATGTAGAACCACAACCAGTAGAAATACCTAAAATACAAGATGATGAAGTTATTGAGGCATTGTACGAAAATTGGAATAAGTCGGCTAAAAGAGGATGGGAGTTGCTAAATACTATGGCTTTTGACATACTATGGAAACGAAAGGAACTAAATAAAGAAAACCTAAATCAAGAGAAAGCCGACCAAATAAAGAACAAGATAATAGCACATTACAAGGCACAGGCTAAAACACCTAAAGACTTGGATAAATTAAATAATGAATTATTTATCAAAAATGAGTGCAAAAGATATACTTTGTACCTATTTTTACAAAACAAATTATAGCCACCTCAAGAAATTATATATTTAATAACAATATAGTGATTTGGGGAACTTGGGGTGGTTATTTTAGTTTTAACCTTAAAAGTAAAATATGAAAGCATTAATGTTCATTTACGAACTTATAAAGTTTATGCTGATTAGTGTTCCTTTAGCGTGTTGCATTTATTTAACTGCACACTTGTACTTTGAATTAAAACGATTATTGAGATGACAGGAATAGACAATAACATTGAGGTTAGACTGATTTATTTAGATACAAAAGAGGAAGTAGAGTTTAGGTCAATAGCAAAAGCAATAAGGTTTTTACACACGGATTATAAAACAATAATGACCTATATGAATCCAATAAACAAAAAACGATACAAGCATAATAACCGATTATGTGTTGTTAGATTGAAAAAGTAACCCTAATTTTGCTTTATGCCATTGATACCTTTACCAAAGTTATTAGAGAAAACCCAAAAGGTAGTTAATGCCTACATAAGGAAACGTGATGAAGGATTGCCTTGTATTAGTTGCGGTGGGGTTGGTAATCAAGCTGGACACTACTTTACAGTTAAAGGGTATTCAGCTTTAAGGTTTAACGAATGGAACATACACTTGCAATGTGCTGGATGCAATATGTTTAAGCACGGCAACCAAGCAATGTACAGGATAGGCTTAGTTGAAAGGATAGGAGAAAAAGCGGTCAAAGAGTTAGAGTTTGAAGCGGTTAATAATAGGGTTAAGAAATGGCAAAGAAGTGAATTAGAAGAACTTATAGAAAAATATAAATGACCTTACAATCTAACATATTTGATACTTGCAAAGAAGAAGAAATAGCTGGTTATCCTTGCTATGTTTTCGAGATTGACGGAGTTACGCATTATATTTTTGGTGAAACACAAGAAGAAAGGTTTAATTTTATGGCAGACTTAATCAATAATTACAATGGCTAAATTAACAAATAGTGGTAAAACCAGCTTTGGCAAAAGAAAGTGTGGCAAGTACAAAAAGACATCTGGTCCAAAGGATAAGCCAGTTAAACCATATGTAAGACAAGGGCGATGAAAAATACTTTAAGCAAAAGACTTTATACCTGTAAATGCAAGTCAATAGTAGAAGGCTATGCTTGGGAAAACGAATTAAAAGAGATTCAATTTAAGTGTAATAAGTGTGGCAATATGGTAGGCTTTGAGCAAATCAAAAAGAAACCTATTATACAAATGCCATCAATACGAACACCAACAAAAAACAGATAATGAACATCAACGAAATCAAACCTAATCCAAGCAATCCAAGAATCATCAAGGATGACAAGTTTAAGAAACTTGTTAAGTCAATACAGGACTTCCCTCAAATGCTTGAACTAAGACCAATAGTTATAGACGAGAATAATGTGGTATTAGGTGGCAATATGCGACTAAAGGCTTGTATAGAAGCTGGGTTAAAAGATGTACCTGTAAAACAAGCAAAAGAACTAACCGAAGAGCAAAAGAAAGAGTTTATAGTAAAGGATAACGTTGGCTACGGAGAATGGGATTGGGATGACCTTGCGAACAATTGGGACGTGGAACAATTAACCGATTGGGGTTTAGATATACCCGATTTTGCAATAACAAACGCAGATGCTGCTGAAGATGACTTTGATGTACCTGTAGGAGGTAGCGAGACCGATATTGTTTTAGGCGATATCTTTGAAATAGGGCAACATAAACTTTTATGCGGTTCATCTACCGAAACAGACAATTGGGGTAAAATATTCGGCTCTGAGTACGCAGATATGGTAGTAACTGACCCTCCATACAACGTAGCTTATACAGGAAAGACTAAAGATGCCCTAACTATTCAAAATGATAGTATGAAAGATGGCGACTTTTACCAATTTTTGTACGATTTTTATACGGCTCTTGGTTCATATACAAAAGCTGGTGGTTCTTGGTATGTTTGGCACGCTGACTCGGAAGGAGCAAACTTTAGAAGAGCAATGGCAGATTCGGGTATTATGGTAAAGCAATGTTTGATATGGGTAAAGCAATCTATGGTTATGGGAAGGCAAGATTATCAATGGAGGCACGAACCTTGTCTTTACGGATGGAAGGAAGGAGCATCGCATAGTTGGTATTCAGATAGAAAACAAACAACAATATTAGAATTTAATAGACCAAGCAGAAACGCAGAGCATCCTACAATGAAGCCTGTTGAATTAATAGCTTATCAAATAACAAACAGTTCTAAAACAGGTGACTTGGTAGCTGATGGATTTTTAGGTAGCGGAACAACAATGGTAGCAGCGCATCAATTAGGTCGCAAATGTTACGGAACAGAACTTGACCCAAAATACTGTCAAGTGATTATAGATAGGATGCAGAAACTTGACCCGAGTTTGGTTATCAAGAAGAATGGGGTAATTTTGTAATACAGGTAAAAAACAGGTAACTTATGGCATTTCCAAATATAGATACACAATTTGAAAAAGGGGTAAGCGGAAACCCTAACGGAAGACCTAAAGGTGTTCCTAATAGCAAGACAAGGCTTTTACGTTTATTGGAGTTGGTTACTAAGTTACGCAATCCAGTAACAGGCGAAGAAGAGGAGTTTAGCATAGCAGAGCAATTAGATATGCAGATTATAGCTAAGGCGAGAAAGGGCGACCTTAAAGCCTATGAGATTCTTTTAGATAGATTAGAGGGCAGACCAAAACAAACAACCGACATAACCGCAGACATAAAGGGTAATGTGCAAATCACAATAGAACCAGATGCAGATTGTCAACCAATTAAAGATTAAGGCTACTCCTGTCTTTTATGCTAACAAAAAGGCATACGAGGAGGGTTATTCTATAATTTGCAACGAAGGAGGTTCAAGGTCAAGTAAAAGCTATTCAGTTGTTCAGTTACTAATCCACATTGCAATCAGCAATCCTAATACAAGGATATCAATGGTATCGCATTCCCTACCACATATCAAGCGTGGAGTTTATAGGGATTTCAAAAGCATAATGGAGCAATGGAATATCTGGGATGAAAAGGACTTCCGATATACTGACTTTATTTATACGTTTAAGAACGGCTCTTACATTGAGTTATTTGGTCTTGAAGACCCTGACAAAGCAAAAGGACCAGCAAGGGATATACTATTCGTAAACGAGGCAAACCTAATTAGCAAGGCTTTATTTGACCAGTTATTAATTCGTACAACAGGACAAGTATTCTTAGACTGGAATCCAGCCGACTTTATTTCTTGGGTTTATGAAGTAGCCGACAACCCAAAGAACAAACGCATCCATTCTACCTACCTAAACAACATTTCAAATTTAAGTGAAAGCCAAATAAGAAACATTGAGCAGTATAAAGACTTACCTGATGACTTTATGTGGAAGGTTTACGGATTAGGGGAACGAGGCTCTGCAAAAGAAATAATATACACGCAATGGAAGCAATACGATGAAGCACCTGATGGCGATGTATTCTATGGATTGGACTTTGGTTATGTTCACCCAGCTGCACTCGTTAAGGTTACGCACCACGAAGGACAAAACTACTTTGAGGAAATAGTTTATCAAAGCGGACTAACTCTTAGCGACCTATCAAGATTGATTAAAGAAAAGCTACCTGAACGTGCCACAATTTATGCAGATGCAGCCGAGCCTAAATCTATTGAAGAACTTTACCGACAAGGGTTTAACATTAAACCAGCGCAAAAGGATGTATGGGCAGGAATAGTAAAGATGAAATCTTACCCTATAAATTTACACTACAATAGTAAAAACCTAAGAAGGGAGTTTATGTCTTACAAATGGAAAAAGGATAAAAACGATAACGTAATTGAAGAACCTGTAAAGGCAAACGATGACTTGATGGATGCTTGTAGATATGCCGTGTTTACACATCTAACCAAGCTAAAATTTGAAGTGTCGGTATTTTAGGATAAATTGTCTAACTTTGTTAAAATTCATATATAATGGGATTACTTGACTTTTTTACTAAAAGACAAAAACTATCAACTGTACTACCTCAAATTCCTTTTAACGGACAAGTAGCAATACAACAAGGAATAATAACTTGGCAAGGTGGCGATAACATTAGCTTTGTGCGTGATGGTTATAGTGCAAACGATATTGTTTATTCTATCGTTAAATTAATTACCGATAAAGCAAAACTTGCTCCATTCCACGTTTATAAAGTAGTTGACGAAAGAGCAGCTAAAAAGTATAAAGCGTTAATGAGCCAACCAGATAAAATTGAGAACTGGAAGGATGTAGAAAAGTTACACAAGAAAGCATTTGAATTATATACAGGCGATGCAAGATTAAACGAGTTGTTAAAATATCCTAATAGCGAAGATACTTTTGGCGATTTCGTAGAGGCTTGGTGTTCTTTTAAGTTAATAACAGGTAACTCTTTTGTTTACGCTAAGATGATTGAAGGTGGCAACAACAATGGTAAGCCATTTGAAATGTACGTTCTACCTTCTCAATATATGTACGTTTTAGCCGACATACAAAACTTCCCACCGACAATTGCAGGTTATCAATTGAACTATGGTCCACTTTGGAACTTTACTAAACAAGAAATATTACAAGACAAATACTTTAATCCACAATGGAATACAACTGGGAATCAACTGTATGGTCAATCACCTTTGATGGCTGCTGCGAAAAACTTGACTCGTTCGAACGAAGCCAAGACTGCGGCGGTTGCATCATTCCAGAATGGTGGTCCAGCTGGAGTTCTTTTTATGAATGATGAACGCTTTGACCCTATTAGTGGACAACAACAAGCACAGGCACTTAAAAGAGCAGTAAGTGAAAAAGGTGGCTCTGCTAACTTTAATTCAATTGCAGTTAGTGGCTACAAAGTAGATTGGAAACAAATCGGATTAAGTCCTGTTGAATTAGACATCATTGAAAGTGAGAAGTGGGATATGAAAGCACTTTGTAATATTTACGGAGTACCTGCGCAACTTTTAAACGATAGCGACAACAAGACTTATAACAACCAAAGAGAAGGCGAGAAAGCATTGACATTACGTTGTGCTATTCCTTTGCTTACAGGTATTAGAGATAACTTGAATAGAAAATTACATTCTGATTGGGGTTATAAAGGTACGGATATTTACGTTGACTTCGATGCAAGTGTTTATGGCGAATTAGAAGCTAACAAAGCGGAGCAAGTAGAATGGTTAGATAAGGCTTGGTGGATTGCACCTAAGCAAAAGATGGATATAATGGGATTAGAGATTCCACCTTACATTGACGAAGCTGAAATGGAGAAATTATACATCCCTTCAAGTTTACAAAGTCCAGATGAATTTCAACCTTTAACATTACCAAATGAA